TCACCGCGTCTGCATCCAGCTACAGAGCCGCGCCCCGGTGAGGTTATGGACTAGGATCTGCTCCGCCGTGCCGTCGGTCAGCGCGTCGGCGCGGCTGATGTAGATCGGGCGCCATGCGGTGCATCCGTCAGTCGCGGGACCAGCCGTCGCGCAGCCGCTCAGCAGCACCGCCAGTGCGGCGCACAGCATCCTCGATCTCATGGCGAGCCTCGGCGTTTTGAAGGGCATCGGAAGCCGACTCGGCCGCGGCGTCCCGCCGGCCGGCTTGGCGCTGGGCAGCACCCCAGGCGGCGACCGCCGCCAGCACCGCGCCGGTGGCGATCATGACGGGTACCAGGCGCGCCCACCAACCCGAGACGATGGAGACGAGACCCGCCCACATCACGCGGACTCCCGGTTGGCCATCCAGCGCCGGTAGACCAGCACGCCGGCGCCGATCACCAGCACGGCAGCGATCGCCAAGCCCAGCGAGCCGCCCGGCAACAGGGCGAGGAGGCCGCGGAGCTGGGCGCCCAGGACCGCCACGTCGCCGAGCTGCTCCGACAGGTCGGCCAGGGTGGCCGCGCCGCCCACCGTGGCTGCTCCCGTGGCGCCGACGATGGCCACGGCCTTGCCCTTCGGCTTGGGTGCCGGCCCCTCCAGACGGAAGAAGCTGTGCCGACCGATCTCCGCGGTGGGCGCCCGTCCCTTGGCCCACTTCGTGCGGTCCTGGATGGCGGTGACCAGGTAGTGGTCGGCGCCGCCGGTCTCGTCCGCCAGTGTGCCGGCGATCGCCTGGCGCGCGATGGACAGGGCCAGCCGATAGGCTGGATCGGCCACGCCCACCCCCAGAAGCTTCGGGAGGTTGGGATCATTGTTCATCAGGCAGGAGAATTGCGCCCGCTGAAGGAGGACGGAACGCAGGTCGCGCCCCCACCACCGCGGGTTGGCGACTCGGGTCATGACGACGGCGGCGACGGCGCTCATGCCGGCGACGCCCTCTCCCCGCGCTTCACCCCACAGCACGCGGGCCAGGAGTTCGTCTTCGGGCATGGATTGCAGGCGCGCGGCGGCGTTCGCCGCGCCGATCGGCGTGGTGGCCATGGTGGACTCCAGGACAGGGGGAAAGGGTCAGGCGGTCAGGAAGGAAGCGCTTCCGACCGGCCGGGCAGAAAAAAGGCCGCTCGCGGCGGCAAGGCTTGGACTGTTGTCGCGCCGGACGCTCACGGCTCCCATGCCGCGTCGGACAGATGATCGACCGTCCCGCCGGCCCGGACGAGCGCCTTCAAGTCGCTTGCCTTGAAGATCAGGGCGCTGCGGAACGCCGTGTAGGCGTTGCCGAGACCGATCACCTCGGCCGCGGTCATCGGCACCCGGCTGTTGTCCTCGGCGATCCACACGAACCCGGCGGGCCACGGCGTGCCCGCAACCAGCGAAGCGAGGGCGGTGGCCCCGGCCCCGGTGATGTTGACCACGTCCTGCTCCCGGCACTGATACCAGACGCCATCGAACTGGAACCGGGTGTGCACGCGGCGGTCGCGCTCGCGGTCGATGGCGGCGCACACGTCCTCGGGCATCAGCAAGACCTCGCCGCGCATGGCGGCGAGGATGAAGGCGCGGCGCTCCGGGGTCACGTCGTCGCGGAAAACGTATTCCCCATCCGGGTCAATGCGGTATTCGAGCATGTGGGGAACCCCTTAGTAAGACGATGTGACGGTGAGGGACGTGTAGTAGGCGGGCAGAGAGAGGACGAAACCGTTCTCCGTCAAAACGGAGACGCCGAAGCTGTGCAGGCCGTCCGCAAGTGCGGTGGCATAGGTGGCGCTGACATGCGCGCGGCTGTTGCTGATGGAGGAAGCCGAACCGGGCGTGCCCACTCCCGGCGTGCCGTCGATCAAGTGATTGGCGTACAGGATGCAATTGCCCCCAGTGGCGGAGCCGGACACGCTGTAGTGCAGGACCGTGGTTTCGTCGCCCCACGTCAGGAGGTAGCTCCACAGGTTCGAGGCGTTCTGCCAGTTCCCGTTGCCGTAGTGGGTGACCGTGCCTGAGTTGGACACGATCATGCTGTAGGGGAGGCGGTTGAACCACGACTTGGTATACAGCGTGGTGCCGCCGTTGAAGGTGCCGCCGCCGCTCACCGTCGCCATGCCGACCAAGGTGCGGGTGGCGTCTCCCGTCTTGATGCGATGGCCGTGCGTGGTATCGACCGCCGGGGCGGTGGTGGACGCCTCCAACGTCATCGTCGCCCCGCTCATGTAGGCGTAGACGTAGCGGTGGGTGCCCGCTACGAACGCCGAGGGTGCCAGGAAGACGTGGGTGGAGGGGATCGTCTCCCAGCGCCCGTTGATGAACAGGTATTTGCCGTTGTAGCGGTACAGAGCCAGGGAGGTGGTTCCCTGAAGGCCGATGCGGCACTGGCCGAAGGCCATCGGGTCCAGGTACTCCAGCGCCGCCCCGCTCGCCGCGATCCGGGGCACACGGGAAGCGTTGCCGGTCATCTCCGGAATACGGAGGTCGGGCACGGTGATGTTGGCCGAGCCGTTGAAGAACACCCCGTTGATGGTGCGCACCGTTTGGAGAGTCGTCGCCGTGGCGGCGTTGCCGGTGATGCTGGCCGCCGCCGTGATGAAGCCGGGGCCGTTGGTCAATTGGCTGAGGTCGGTGAGGGTGCCCTTGTGCCACACGTCGGCGCTGCCGACCTTGACGTTGCTAGCCGTCACCACGCCGAAGGCTGCCCCACCGTTGGAGTCGCGCTGCACCAGTGCGCCCGCCGTGGCCGCGGCGGTGGCGCCGCCGAGCATTTGCCTGTCCGCGGCCGCCATCAGGCCGTTGGCGGCGACGGTGGCCACCGCCGTGCCGGCCTTGGTGGCGGGGTCGAAGTTGCCGGCGGTCCAAACCTTGTTGCCGTCGATGGTCACGTCGCCGACGGTGGGCACCCACAGCCGGACCGTGCTCCCGCCGCCGCCCAGGCCGACGCCGTTGGAGCCGTCGCCGTCAACACCCGAGCCGAACTGGACGAAGCCCTGATCGGTGACATCGACGCGGCGCTGAAGGCGCCAGGCGGCCGACGTCCAGTTCACGCCCGCCTGCACGCGGACGAGCTTGGCGCGCAGGAAGTCGGCGTTGCCATCGTTGGCGCCCAGTTCGCTGACCTTGATCTCCGTCCCTACGGCCGTGCCGAGTTGGCCGAGGGCGACCTGCACCGGCACGCTGAACGTCGCCGCTGTCGGCGCGAGGCCGGAGCGCCCCACGTCCAGCCACGTCCGGGCGTCACCACCGGCGTCGTTGACCGTCTGGAGGGCGAGCTTGCCGTTCTCGGCGATGGCCCTCCACCGTCCGGCGTCGGCCGGCTGGTCCGTTTCCGACCAGTGGAGGGCCGGCGCCGGCCCCTTCAGGTCGGCGGCGGTCGCGGCGATCGCGCCGTTGGCATCCCGCTGCACCACGCCGCCGGCCGTCGCCGTGGTGGACTGGTCGGCCGTGGTCAGCAGGCGCCCCAAGTTGGCCGCCGCACGCACGGTGGCGCTGTCGGCGCCAGGGTCCGCTTGCCCGGTGGCGATGGCCGAGGTCCACGCGCCGTTGCACTGAACCTTGAAGTTGAACGGGGCGTAGGGCTGACGCTTGGCATAGACGGCGTAGGTGTAGCGGTCGCCGTCGCCCTGCACGAACTTGACCGCATCGAACAGCACGGTGCCGAGGTGGGCGAACTGGCCTTCCATGTTGGCGACACCGGGCAGGCCGTTTCCCATCGTCGCAACGATCGTGGTCAGCCCGGCGCGCGTGTTGGCCGTGTCGTTGCTGAAGTCGAAGCTACCGGCCGCCTGGATCAGCAGGCGCCGTCCCTGCGCCGTTGCGCCGTTGGCGTTCCAGGTGCCGAGCTTCACCCACTCCCCGCTCGCGCCGTTGGCCGGAACCTCGATGCCCTCTTCCCAGGACAGTCCGTCGAGCTTGTCCGCGTCGATGCCCGAGCCGGTGCCCTTCACCCAGGCGAAGGTGCCCGCCCCGGTCGCCTTCAGCAGCTTGTCCACGTCGCCGCCGCCCGGCACGGGCACATGGATGGTCGCGTTGTCGAGGTGCTGGTCGATGTCCGCGTGGCCGTGGGTGCCGACGTTGGCCAGCGTGCCATGGTCGATCTTCGACGGGTCGATGCCGAGAAAGGCGAGGTTGGCGGCGTCATCGAGCCTGACGGTGAGCGCCGGGCTTTCCGTGGCTACCGCGCGTGCTATCGAAGAGAAGGTCACCCGGCGCGTGGCCTGATCGAAATTCACGATCATCCCGGCGCCCTGCACCAGGTGCAGCGTTTCGCCGGCGGCCTGCGCGGTGATGCGCGTCGCCGCTCCGTCGCCGACGTTGGAGAAGGTGGAGCCGGTGGCGATCGTCTGCGCGGTCATCGCGTAGCCGCGCGCCAGCTCCATCCAGTGATAGGAGCTGTACCCGCCGGAGACGACGGGCACGCCCGCCGGGTTGTTCGCCCAGGCATTCGCCGTGGCCGCGGACTCCGCCGCCTCGTTGCGGCGCTGCTCCGCCACCACCTGCGCCGCCACGGCCTGCACTTTGGCGTTCACGCTGTCGGTGGCGGCGTTCTGCGCCGTGCCGGCGGCGTCGGTGGCGGTGCGCGCCGCCGCGGCGGCGGTCCCGGTGGAGGCCACCACGGTGTCGCGGGCGGTCTGCGTCTCGCCGGCCAGCACCACCACCCGGTCCCGCGCCTCCAACACGGTGGCTTTTGCCTCGACCGCCCCGTCGCGGGCGGTCAGGGTCTCCGACTTCGCCGCGGTGACGATGGACACCACAGCCTCGGCGCCGGTGCGGGCCTGCACCGCCGTCTCCGCGTGGTTGGCGGCGGCGGCCGCGGCGTCCAGCACCTCCACCGCCTTGCGGCCGGCCAGGTCGGCCGACGCCGCGGCGCTCGCCATCGCCTCGCCGGCCGAGATCCCGCTCTGGTGTGCCGAGTCGGCGTAGTCCTTCAGCGTGACGGCCGCGGAGGCCGCCACGTCGGCGGCGCGCTGCGCGTCGGCGATGTCGTCCCGGATGGCGTCGACCACCTGCTGCACGTTGTTGAGCAGGCCCTCGTCGATCAGCCCGAGCAACCGGCCGGGCGAGGTGACCAGCCGAGTCACGCCCTTGCTGTCGGTCAGCGGATACTTGCCGTCGCCGTTCGGCCCGCCGTCCGGCTCGCCGGCCACCCAATCGTCGTATTGGTCCTCGCGCACCTGCCACTTGCCGACCATGGCCATCAGCTCGGCGGCGATCTCCGCGTTGCTCATGGTAGCGGTGGCGAAGATGATCGCGTAGGGCTGGCCGCTGCCCTCCAAGAGGGTTTCGACGCTGGCCTCGTAGGGACGATCCAACGTCAGGTGGCGGTCATCGGCGACCTCCACCACCTCGTAGAGCCGGACGAAATCGGTGGTGAAGGTGGCGCCGGGGCGCACCGCCCCCGCCCAGCTCGTGCCGTTTCCCACAACGCCGGCCGATCCGGTGGCCAGCGAAACGGTGCCCGTGCGATACCAGCCGGCCATGATTCAATCCTCGGGATAGGGGTAGCGGGCGCGGATCGCCGCGAAGTCGGCGAGCATGCGGTCGCGTTTGGTGGGGTCGGCGCGCAGCTCGGCGTCCTGCTGCGCCTCCAGTTGCCGGTGCACCGGCCACGCTGCGAGGAAGGCGGCCTCGCGCAGCGCGGCGATTTCCGCGCGGGTGCGGATCTTCACCGTCCTCATGCCGGCACCTCGATGGCGAAGGTCGCGTCGAGGTGCGGCCAGGCCGTGACGGCGATGCGGTAGAGGCCGGGAACGTCCCGGTACTCGAAGGCGCCGTCCGTCACCTCGTAGGTCTCGGACGTGCCCAGCGCCACGCAGGTGACCGTCACGGTGGCCGGGATCGGCAGGGATTGCAGGCTGGCAATCACCGGCCTGCGGCGCACCATGATCTCCTCGCCGGTCAGGTCCACGTAGTCGCACAGCGGATCGGCGGCCTGCGGCAGGATGCCGGCGTCTCCGGGTTGGAGCTGGTGCCGGTAGTCGGACAGGGCGCACCCGCCGGTGCAGAGGATTCGCCCCTGCGCGTCGAAGCGGGTGAACCGCGCAGCAGTGGGCGGCGGCACGAACCAGGTGCCGCCCGGAAGCGTCGGGAGGTCGGTCATTTGCGAAGCTCAATGGCGACGATGAAGAAGGTGCCGCTTCGGCCGGCGAGTCCGGCGTGGGCGTTGGTGAGGATGCTGGTGCCCGCCGGCGGCTGCACGACGCGGACGGAAGCGAAGACGTTGAACGCGTCCTGCTGCACCGAGCAGATGAGCGCCACCGGCTTGCCGGTGGTGGTGATGGCGCAGGACGCCCCGCCGCTGCCCGATCCCCAGGCCATGTTGCCGGCGGCCAGATCCTCGATGGACCGGCCCTTGATGGTCAGGTTCTTGATGTGGGCGTCTTCGATCTCGGCGAAGCCGATGTGCGCGTTCTTGATGGCCGCGTGGGCGATCTTGGCCGAGACGATGCTGGCGTCCTGGATGAAGGCGCTGGACATGGAGATACGGGCCACGCCGCCCACCGTGCCGATCACGAAGGGATAATCGGCGCTCTTGCCCGGCTGGCCGACGATGAAGCGGTCGGCCTTCACTACGAACTCCGACACGATACCTTCGGTGGTCGGGAAGCTGGCCAACCCGAAACCGCTCACCCAACCGTTGACATCGACCTTCACCACGTACTGCGCCGACAACCCGTTGAGCGTGCCCGCCTGCGCCTGGATGGATGCGCTGTTGCCGTCGACCGTCGTGTTGAGCGTCGTCACTCTCTGCGACAGCGCATCGTCCTTCGTCGCCCGCGTGGTGATTTCCTCGCTCAGCGAGGCCGTCACGCCGGCCACCTTGACGGCCACGGTGTCGAGCGACTTGGCCAGGGCGCCGACCGCGCTGACCCGCTCCTCCTTTTCGCTGGCGATCGCCGAGGTGTTGTCCCCCACCGTGCTGGTCAGCGTCTCCACCTGCCCGGTCAGGGCCTCCAGCCCCGACGCGGAGGCGGTGATGCGCTGTTCATAGGCGGCCAACGTCCGATCGTAGGCGGCGACGATGGTGTCCGTGCGGCTGGCCTGCGCGGTAAGGGCGTCGCCGTGCGCGGTCAACGTCTCCTGGATGCCGGCGAGGCTGGTGTCGTAGCTCGTCACGATGCCATCGATGCGCGTCGCCGTGGCGCCGTCGGCCGCGCTCAGCGCGGTCAGCGACTCGGTGACGCGGGCGAAGGAGGCGTCGTACTGCGCCACCACCTCGGTGACCTGTTCGGCGAGGGCTTGGCGGTCGGTGACCTCCTGCGTGATCCGTGTGGTGACCTCCGCCACGTCGGCCTCGCGCCGCCCCACCTCGGCACGGATGCGATCATAGCCGGCCTGGATGCGCGCGGTGGCCTGCGCCACCACCTCCGCCACCGTCTCGACGCCCTGGATCTTCTCGGCCAGCAAGGGCACCAGGTGCGACTCCGCGATCATGCGGTCGACCATGTCCTGGTGCGACAGTTGCGCGGTGGTGCCGGCGGTGCCGATGGCGGCGTTGAAGTCGCCGGCGTTGCCGCTGCGGTCGATGGCGCGGACCCAGTAATAGCGGGTGACCAGCCCGCCCAGGCCGTGCCGCACGAAGTCGGTGCCGCGCACCTTGGCGATCGGCGCGGCGTCCTCCAACCGCGGCGTGGCCGACTCCCACACCTCGATCAGGTCCAGATCCCGGTCGGCCGGCAGGCGCCAGGTGAGGGCGATGCAGCGGATGCCGCCGATCGCCGCCAAGCCCGTGGGCGGCCCCGGCGGCTCGCTGTCGCCGGCGGCGTCGGCGGGGGAGGCGTAGGCCCAGGCGGAGCGCATCCCCAGGGACGAGACCGCCCGCACCCGCACCTGGTAGTTCACGCCCGGATCGACGGGGGCGATGACGTGCCGGCGGTCGGATGCCCTGGCACTGGACCACGCCGCGGCGCCGGCCGGGCGCCACTGCACCTCCCACTCCCCCACGAAGGCGTCCGCCGCCACCGTCCACGCGACCTCCAGCGCCGGCACGCTGGTCCCGTCCGGCTGGATCGTCGCGCTGGGCGTCACCGTCACCGAAAGCGGCGCGGTCGGCACCAGGCCGGGGAGGCTGCTGTTGGGCGCCGGGTCGACGGTCCATTCCTCATCGGCCAGCCAATCGAAGACGCTGGCGTCGGTCTCGCGCAGCACCAAGTCGACGCCGATCACCGGCACGCCGTCCGCTCCGGCCCGCGCCGCCAGGGTCCATTCCACCACCTCGAAGGGTTTGGCCGCCCAGCCCATGCGCGTGTTGGAAACGCGGATCACGTCGCCGGCTTGGCAGCGCATGGCGGCCAGGGTCGCCGGCACCGCGACGGTGAGCGGCTGGCGGGCGCGCAACAGCTCGATCTTGGCGAGGCGTTGCGCGGCGCTGCCGCTGATCGTGTAGGGCAGCGGGTGATCGCGCCACACGCGCTCCCCGCCCATCTCGGCCATGGCGGCGTCGCTGGCCACCGCCGGGTAATCGGAGGGTTGCCAATGGTTGTCCGGCGAGACGTACACGCCCTTGACGCCGTTGAACGCCTCACGCCGGGACACCCGCGTGGCGATCCGGATCGGGCCGGTGATGTCGCCTTCCGCCAGGGACCTGCCGGGCGTCTGCCAGGCGCCCGCCAGGAGGCGCCATTTCCCACCAGCGTAGACCAGCCGGCCGCCGCAAGCCGTCAGCAACTCCTGAAGGATCTGTTGGGGCGGGCGGGCGGTGTCGATCAGCCCGTCCACCGTGTAGCGCGGCTCCGCGCTGCCGTCCGCCCGCAACACCCCCTCATCGCTCACGTTGGCCGCGGCGGCGAAGAAGGAATCGTCGATTTCGTCGGCGCCGACGCCAAGCCCCAGCGGATGGCGCAGGTACCAGCGGATGGCCAAGGCGGCGTTGCGGCTGTAGCCGGTGGCCCCGGTGCGCGGGTCGGTCAGCTCGTCCGCCCCTTCGACATCGCAGGAGATGGAGGGCAGGCCGCCGGGCCAGGCCTGATCGCTCCACTTCAGCCGCACGTAAAGGTAGGCGATGCCGCGCAGGCGGTGCTCCGCCGTCCATTTCCCGTCGCTTTCCGCCGTCAGGTCGGCGTCGGCGGCCTGATCGGCGGTCCCCAGGTGGCGGTTCACCCTCACCAGCCCGACGAAGCGGGCGTCGGTTTCGGGCACGTCATCGAAATAGACGGTGCCGATGCTGCGGAGCCGGTTGCTGGCCAGGGCGATGACCAGATGCAGATACTCGTTGCCGTTGGAGCTGTGGACGAAGACCAGCGGCCCGGAGACCCGCGCCCGGCCGACGATCAGCCGGCGGGCCACCACCGGTTGGCGGATCATCAGCGTGCGGTCCTCGCGCAGCGTGGCGGTGGGCGCCTTGGCCTTCGGGGACAGGGCCTGGCTGGCCAGCCCCAGCACCATCGAGGCGCCGAAGTTGACGGCGAAGGTGGTGAGGATGGAGCCGGCGATCAGCGTTCCGGCGACGGCCGCCGACGCGGTGCCGACCGCGGCGGCCACGGCGGCTCCAGCGGCAACGACGGGCATCAGCCGATCCTCCAGGCATGGCGCGCCCGCGCCAGGGGGAGCGAGACCAAGCCGGCTTCTCCGGGACAGGCCACCGCCCGGCCGGTCAGGTCCACCACGCCGCAGGCCAGGCGACCGCCCGGCCCATCCTCGATCAGCACGATGTCGCCGCGCTGGGCGAGCAAAGGCGCGATCGGCGCGCCCAGCAGCGCGGTGCAGCCATTGGCCAAGCCACCCAGCGGCTTCAGCAGCCGGGCAGCACCACGAGCGGAGCGGTAGCGGCCCCGGAACGGCGCCAGCGGGTCCGTGCCGGTCAGGACCTGCACGGCGTCGGCGGCGAGGATGCAGCAATCCCAGCGCCCCCACGAAAAAGGCCGCCCGCGGGCGGCCTCCAGGAAGGTGTGCAGCCGGCTGGGCCAATCTTCGAAGCGGGTCATCAGCGCCCCCACTTGATGCTCTGGTTCTGGATCGCCGGCACGTATTCCAGCCCGCGGTCGCCGGGGTATTCCGTTTGCTGATCCTCATGCTCGTAGCGGCGCTCGCGCGTCCGCTCCAGGTCGATCAGCCGGCTCTCCACGGCCACCTCGATGGTGGCGGTGTCGCCGCCCTCGGTGATCTCCATCACGTCGCAGCGCCCGCCGAACACCTCGTAGGGGTCGCCGATGACGACGCCGGTGTCGACATCGAGGGCGCCGAACAGCAGGCGCACCGGCCGGCCCTGGTAGGGTTCGCGCAGGGCCAGCCCCACCATGTCGGAGGGGATGCCGGACAGGGCGAAGGTGGCGCCGGTCGCGCGCAACTCCTGAGTCTCGGCGATCGTGGACACGCTCAGCAGATGGCCGGTGCCGTACCAGGTCAGCCCGGCCCAGCTCAACTCGCCATAGCCGGACCACAGGCGCACGGGGCCGCTGTCGAACAGAGCCTCGGCGAGCATGATGGGGGCGATGACTGGCGCCGTGACGGCGGCGGCCATGCCGGCGGTCAGGTCGCGCATGGTTACAGCGCCTCGATGCAGGAGAAGGAAAACCCGTAGACCCCGGCGGCGTCGGCGTCCCATCCCGCGTCGTTGGAGGCCAGCCGGAACAGGCCGCGGGCATCGCGGGTGATGACGCCGCCGCCGTGGGGCGGCGCACCGCGCAGGGGCGGCTCGATGGTGAGTGCCGCCACGCCGCTGCCGTCGCTGGCCGCGTCGGCCACCACCATGTGCAGGCGGTTGCCGGGCAGCTCGATGTAATCCCCGGCGCGCAGGATGCCGGCGATCCACGGTGCCCAGCCGGCGGTGACCAGCGTGTTGCCCTTCTGCCCGGCCGCGTTGACGTAGGGCGCCCCGGCCGCAACGCCCCGCGGGACGCGGGCGTCCGGATCACCCATCAGGAAGGTGCCGCGCCGGCCGCGCAAGCCCAGGAGAAAGCCCTGCCACGCCCCGGCCTTGTCGCGCTTCATCGGCGGCAGGGAGATGTCGGCCTCCCACCACGCGCCCTGGTGTTCCTGGACCTGCTGCTGCCCGGTGAAGGGCGAGGTCGCCACCGCCACCACCCGGCGCAGCCGGAAGGCGGAGCGCGACGGGGCCGGCGTAAGGGGAGGAATCAGCGGATAGGTCATCGGCGCACCCCGCGTTGCATGCGGTCTTCGACCGCGGCCACCGTGGCCGCCTTGAGCTGGGGCAGCATGTTGAGGACTTCGGCGCGGGCGGCGGCGTTGACCCCGACGCCGAAATGCATGGTCTGCTGCACGACCACCGTTTGCCCACCGCCCCCGGACGGCGTGGCGCCGCCGCGCAGCTCGGGCACCCGCGGCAGGATCACGCCGGGCACCTTGGGCACGAACAGCTCCGGCCGCTTCTCGCCGACGATGTAGGCCTCGTTGGGGTTGACCGGGCCGCCGGCCGCCCGGAACTGCGGCCCGTTGCCGACGCCGCCGAAGGTGCCGCCGGCGCCGGCCAGGTTGCCCGCGCCGTGCGTGCTGGCGGCGGAGCCGCCGAACAGGCTTCCCAAAAAGCCGGCGGCGGTGGTCAGGGTCGGCGCGGCGGAGCCGAGGAGCGCGTTCTTCAGCGGGTTGACGGCCGACAGCTTCACGAACTCCTGCATCAGCTCGCTGACCACGGCTTTCCCGATGTTGCGCAGGGAGGCGAAGGCGTCCTCGCCATTCATGGCCATCTCCGTCATGGCGGAGCCGATGCGGTCGAAGGCCTGTTCGCCGAAGTCGCCCAACTCCTGGAAAAGCGCCTCTTGCTGGGCGAGGGCCTCGTTCGCCTTGTCCAGTTCGGCGAGCTTGGCCAGATAGGCCTCGTAGGCTTGCCGGTAGCGGATCGTGCCGGCCTCGCCCTCGCGCAGCGCCAGGCTGTGGGCCTGCTGTGCCCGCACCGCTTCGGCCAGCACGCGCGGCCCCTTGCCCACGGTGTCGATGAGGGCGAGCTGGGCGGCGATCTGGCGGTCGAGGTCGGCGGTCTGCTCCGCCCGGATGCCGCGCAGCGTGGCCGCTTCCTCACGCTCGCGCGCGGCGCGGGTCGCCGGCCCCAGGCCGGTGGGCGCCGCGGCGGCGACGTCGTTTTCGATCTGCGCCCGGCGCTCCGCCGCCTCGCCCTTCCCGGCGGCCTTGGCCAGCCGCTCGGCGGCCTCGGCCTGGAGGGTGAGCTGGCGCACCGCGTCGCCGGTCGCCGCCGTCTGCTGCGCCGTCACCGCGACGGTGGCGGCGCGGATCTTGGCGTCCTTCTCCGACGCCGTGAGGGAGGCGTCGAGAAGATCGATGCGGGCCTGCTCCTGCGCAAGGTAGCGGCTGCGTTCCCGCTCCCCCATGCCGGCGGCCTTGGCCTGCGCCTCGCCCAGCTTCTGCGCCTTCAGGGTCTCGACGCTGACTCCGGCGCGCTGCGCCTCCTCCAGCCCGGCCAGGCGGTTGCGCGCCCGCTCCAACCCCGCCGACACCTGACCGGGATTGGCCACCTCCGGGTTGCCGACGCCACGCTCCAGGTCGGAGATCCGCTGTTGCATCTCGGCGATGTCGCCGTGCAGCGGGTCGAGGGAGCGCGCGGCGTCGCCGGCCACCCGGCTGCCGGCGACGCGGCCCTGATGGTCGGCGACGAGGGCCGCCTGTTCGCGCGCCCGCGCCCGTTCGGCGGTGCGCCGGGCCAGCTCCGCATCAACGTTCGCCAAATCGTCGGACGGCCCGCGTCCCATGCCGGGTGCGGCATAGCGGGAGTCGATCGGCACGGCGTCGGCCCCGGCCTGGCCGCCGGTCTCCGCGTCCACCCGGTCCGCATCGAGCTTGCGGGCGGCCAACAGGTCCCGGCGTTTCGCCTCCAAGCGCGCGATGGCTTGGTCGTTGGTCTCCGGCGCAGTGGCCCGGCCGGCGGCGTCGAAGGCATTGGAGATGGCGCGGGCCACGCGCTCCCAGGCCTGCGCCAGCGAGGACAGCCCGTCGCGGGCCAGGCTCCCGACCCGCGCGTTGAGGGCGTCCATCAGCAGTTTTTGCGCTTCGGTCGCCCGCCCCTGACGGGCCAGCGTCCGGATGTGCTCAAGCTGCTTGTCGGACAGCAGGTTGAAGGCCTTGGCCAGCTCCTCGGCGCCGCGCACCGGATCGCTGAACAGCTTGGCCAGATCCGCCGTGGCCTCGGCGGTGTCCTTCCCGGTGGCCACCGCGTAGCCGCGCGACAGGGTGATGAGGCCCTCCATCACCTCGGTGCCGATCTTGCCGGTGCGGAGATAGGCGGCCTCCTGCTCACGCGCCGCCCGCACGGAGATCCCGCCGGCGTCGGCGGCCCGCCGCGCGATCCGTTCGAGCTGGTCACCGGTCAGGCCGATGGTGCCGCCCATCACCTGGTTGGCCACCGTCACGGCGCGCATCGACGATTGATAGGATTGGTTGGCCACCACCAGGGCGCCGACCGCGACGGCGACGCCGGCGATGGCCGCGGTCATGGCGGTGATGCTGAAACTGAAGGCTTGGGCGACCTGCGGTCCCTGCTGAAGGGCAATTTGCAGCGGTGACATGCCGGACCCCAGCGAGGCCACCACGTCACTGGCCGTGTACTTCAGCGTCTGCATCTGCATGGTGGAGAGTCCGGAGGCCTTCGCCGCCCCGGTGGCCGCCCGCTCCATGCCGCGCAGGGAGGCGATGCCGGCGTCGTAGCTGCCCTTGGCCCGCTTCACCGCGTCGGCGTGTTCGGCCTGGCTGATCGCCCCCACCTTCAGCGCACGGTCGGCTTCCGCCACCGCCGCGGTGTAGGTCTGTTCCAGCTTGGCTGCCGGCACCAGCTTGGCCCGCATGTCATCCAGGGCGCGGCCATACGCCTCGATGTCGGCCGCCCGGTCGCGGGTGGGGCCGCGGGTCACGCCGGTGAGGGCGTTGACGCGCTCCTGCGCCTTGGCGATGCCGGCGTAGGCGTTGGTGACGCCGGCGGCCATCTGCCGCGCGGCCTGTTCGGCGCGGGCGGCGGACCGCTCGATGCCGCCGGCCGTCTGCCCGACCGCCTTGTCCGCCCGCGCCAGCTCCGACCGCAACAGGGCGGTGGAGGCCTCGATCCGGACGAGAAGGGATGCGACCTCAGTCATCGGCCACCTTTAGGCAACTCCGGCCCGTTCCAGCGCGACGCGGAAGTCGGCGAAGCGCTCGCGCCGTTCTTCGGCGAGGGCGTCCTTGTCGCCCTGCGCCAAGGCCCAGCCGTCCAGCGCGGTGAACAGCTCGTGCGGCGTGGCGGCCCAGAACTCGGCGGGCCGCCAGCCGATGGCGCAGGCGTGTTTCATCAGGCGGCGGAAGGGGATTCCCCGGTCACCGCCGCCCCGGCTTCCCCCGGTTCGGGGTCCTTGCCGCCGGTCAGCGCGTGCTTCAGCAGCTTGGCCACCACCGGAATCACTTCGACCTGGCCGTCGGCGACGATCAGCCGGCCGGCGTCGGCGTCGGTCATCGTGGCGCCGCCGGCGCGGGCCGCGGCGCCGACGATGGCGGCCAGCTCGGCGACGCGGAACGCCGAGGCCCCGAGGCGCATCAGGATCTCGGTGGTGCCGCGGCCCAGCCGCTCCTCCCACTCGACAATGGCCTCGTAGGACGGGCGCAGCGCGACGGAGGTTCCGCCCAGCACCAGGGCGACCTCGCCGCGGTGGGGATTGGCGTTGCTCATGGTGTGCCTCACGGGATCGCGGCGAGGGCGCCCGCCGGCGTCAGGGTGATGGAGTAGGTGACGGCGTCTTCGGCCGGCGCGCTCACGTTGAACTGCGTGACGTAGAAGTCGCCGCCGTAGCCGTTGCCGGCGGCGTCGAAGACGATCTGGCAGGCGTGGGCGCTGCGCGTCCGCCACGCCGCTTCCAGCGCGTCAAGGTGGGTGCGGCTGGTGCGCAGCTTGCCGGAACACGAGACCTGGCCGCTGATCGTGGTCGGCATGCCGGTCTGCCAGCCGCCGTTGTCCTTGGCCGTGGTGTTGGCGACGTTGGTGGAGCCGTCGAAGCTGGTGTCGGTCTGGCCTTCCAACGTGGTGTAGGAGGCGGGCGCGGAAGCCGTGTTGCCCACCTTCAGCAGGCATTCGGTGCCGGGGATATCAGCCATAGCGTCCTCGAGGAAAAGGGGTGGTGGATCAGTCGGGGTTGGTCAGGGCGGCGAAGCGGATCACGCCGTGGCGGGTCTGTTCGTCCACGTCGGCGAAGTCGGAAGCGAAATCGAAGCGCAGGCGCACCAGGGCGTGACCGGACAGGACCAGGGGGCGGCCGTGCAGTGCGGCCTTGATCTGGCCGAGCAGCTCCTTCGTCTCGCGCCGCCCGGCGTATTGGGACCAGACATGCAGGGTCAGGCTGTGGTCCTCGCCGTCGTCGGTCTTGCTGCCGGCCAGCGCGATGGTGCTGTCGCCGATCGCCACGTAGGGCATGGCGGCGCCCTGCGGCACGTCGTCGTAGACGGGCGCGGCCAGCACGCCGGGCACGGACAACGCGTCGTACACGGCCTTTTGCAGCTCCCATCCGGCGCTCATGGGTCGGCGTCCTTGGTGCGGCGGATCAGCGCCGGCATGGCGGCCAGGCCGTCCCCATCGTCGGTGACCAGGCCGGCGGCGTGCTTCAGCGCGCGGTCGACGGCGCCGCCGATGTCGGCGAGGTTGCGCGCCTTGTTCGCCTTGAACGCCGGGACCAAAAAGGGTTGCGCCGGGCTGCCGGGGTGCTGGATCACCGCGCCGCCGGGCATCTTGATGGCGTGGGGACGGGCGCCGAACTCCACCAGGTGGGCGTGCCGCGCCCGGCGCCGGCCAAAGCTGCCGACCGAAGCGCCGAGGCCGTCCTGGCGGATCTTGACCTTGAATTTGGCGCGCAGCTCACCGGTGGCGTAGCGGTTCTTTCCCGGCGCCGGCATGGCCGTCAGGGCGGCGTCGAAAATCCGGGTCGCCGCACCCTCGATCGCGGTGGCCACCTCGGTTTGCGCGTCCGCCGGCAGACGGCGGAGCAAGCGGCGGAGCTTGATCGCTCCGGAGAGTCGGCGGCGTGCCATCAGCCCTCGCAATCCAGGGTGAGGAAGGGGTCCCGCCCGGCGTCGGCGATGAAGCGGATATTGTAGGTCTGGCCGCGCCAGATCACGCGCATGTCGGGGGCCACGTCGGCCCGCCGGCGGATGCGCATGCGTACCAAGACCGACGCCTCGCGCTGTTGGGCGTTGGCGCGTTCGTCGCCGGAGACCGGCCAGACTTTCGCCCAGACGGTGCACACCGGCACCCACGCCACAGTGGCCCCGCCGCCGCCGTCGCCGCTGCGGATCTCCCGCTCGATGGCGACGCGCTGGTCCAGCTCGCCGGCCCCGGTGCGATACCCGGTGCGCCGCCCGCTCATGCCACGCTGACCTTGCGATGGAACGACAGCAGCCGCTCCAAGGTCGGGTTGTCGGCCAGCGACAGGCCGGCGGCCACCCCTTCACGGTTGGCGTAGAGGTCGGCCAGGATCAGCAGGGCTGCGGCCTTCACCGACGCGGGCACGGGCACCGGGAGGCCGGCGCCATCGCTCCACGGCACCGGACGGCCCAGCGACTGCCCCACCAGCTCCTCCGCCGCGGCCAGCTTCAGCGCGATGTCGGCGTCCTCGTCGGCGCCGTCCACGCGCAGATGCGCCTTGGCTTCATCCAGGGTCACGAAGGGCATTGCGCAGCTCCGGAAAGCACAAGGGCCGGCGAAAGCCGGCCCTCTGTGCGGGTGGTGCGGGTGGCCGGCCTACTTGCCGGCGTCGCCCGCTTTCTTCGCCTCGGCCCGCACTTCCTCGGCGACCTTGGCCTTCACCAGCGCGTCGGCCACGTCCGTTGCGAAGCGGGCGACCTCGCCGGCGTTGTAGAGCGTGCCCACCGTGGCGGGTTCCTTGAACTTGACGGCCTTCATGGCGTCGGACTCCTCTTACGGCTTCCAGGCGACCTGTTGCAGCACGGCGATCGCCACGTCGTGGCGCGTGCCCAGGTCGTGTTCGGTGATGATGCGGATCAGGGTTTCGTCGGTCTGGAAGGCGGAACGCCATTCCGTGCCGTCGTGGTAGGACGCCTGATCGGAGCTGGCGATGGTGGTGACGTAGGTGTCGCCGATCAGGACCTCGGCGAAGTCGGCGAAGATGATCTCCGACTCGTCGCCATCCGCGCCGAGGTTGCTCGGCACCGAGGTCGTCATGGAATAGGGATAGGAGCCGATGCGGCCTTGCTGGATCTCCGGGAAGGCCTTGTTGCCGTTGCCGTCCGTCAGGTTCTCGAGGAACTCCTTGGTCGTCGGCGAAACGATGTAGCCGCACCGCGCCATCGGCACGTTGGCGTTGATGACGCGCAGGCGCAGCCGGCTGAGGTCGTTGCGCACCGCCTGCACCCGCTCCGCCGCGTCGGTGATGCCGGAGAGGTCGGTGGCGGCGATCTTGTTGCCGAGCGCGGCCAGGTTGACGAGACCGGCCGGGGCGAGGTCGGAGCCGACGCCGCGGATGAACTGCTGATCCTCCTTCAGCGCCACGCTGCCCAGCAGATCGTCGCGCACCATGCGCTCCACGCTCGTGCTGGCGCGGCGGATGAGCTGGTTGGTGATCGGCACCAGGGCGGTCAGCTTCTTGGCCGACAGCTTCATGTTGCCGACCGTCGCCCCGGTGACGTTGATCGGCTGGCGCTCGCCGGTGTAGGTCGCCGAGGTGCCGGAGGTCTTGCGCTTCATCGTCAGGTTGCCGGTCGGGATCGGCAGCACCGTGGCGCCCATGCCGCGCACCACGACGCGCGGGCGCAGAAGGTCGATGAAGTCGGTGGAATGGGTTTCGTCCACCAGGAGGCCGCCCTTGGTCTGCTCCGACTGCTCCAGGTTGGCGACGATCTGGCCGGCCTGCGTGCCCCAGGCGTTTTCGGCCCAATCGGCGGCGGCGCGGCGGTCCATGTTGCCGTTGACCAGCGCCATGGTGATGCGGGCGAACTGCTGACCGGCTTCCAGCTTCTCCGCCGGCTGGGCGGGCACATGGCCGGCGGCGCCGGGCAGCGAGGCCGCCGGGCGGGCGGCGGCGGCGCGGCGGCGCTGGAGGTCCTCCTCAACCTTGAGGGACGCGGACAGCTTGTCGTCCTGCGCCTTCAGGTCCTCGAACGTCTTCGCCTCGGTTTCGGTCAGGTCGCGGCCTTCGGCGTCGGCGGTGGCCAGGAGCGACTCCATGTCGTCCTGAACCTTGGCCTGGTCCGCCTTCAGCTTGATGATACGGCTCATGTCGGTCAGCTCCTTGCGCGGCGGCGCCGCAGGTCGAGTTGAAGAGAGGCCAGCCGTGTGCTGGCCCCGGTGCGCGGCAGTGCGTCGGGAATTGCGGCTGTGTCGGGAATTGCGGTGGTGTCCGGAGCCGCTTCGGCTTCGGCCTCCACCTCGGTCTCCAGGTCCGCGGCCCTGTCGCCGGCCTTGCCGGTGGCCCCGCCACCACGGGCGAGGCGGGTCAGGGTGTCCTCGAGCGTGCCCAGGCGATCGACCATCCCGGCGTCCAGCGCCGACTTGCCGACCTTCACGCCGCCGCGGCCGAAGTTCTCGATTACGGTCTTGGGCGTGACCCCGCGGCCCTTGGCCACGTCGCCGATGAAGACCTTCTCGATCTGGTCCAACTCGGCGCGCAGTTGCTCCCGGCCGGCCTCGGTGTTGAAGTCGGGACGCTTGTTGGCGGCGTTGGAGGACACGACGTCATACTGGCGGTAGCCGTCGCGGTCGGCGTGTTCCTGCGCCCGCACGCTCATGACGACGCCGATGGACCCCACCAGGCCGGCGCGGTCCAGAACGATCTCGTGGGCTTGGCTGGCGATCCAGTAGCAGGCCGACGCGCCCAGGCCGGTGACGTGGGCGGTGACCGGCTTGGGGCTGGCGGCGATCAGCCCGGCGAACTCGGCGGTGCCCGACACCGCGCCGCCGGGGCTGTCCATCACCAGGAGGATGCGGGTCACGGCGTCCGACAGCTGCGCCACCCGCAGATCCGCCGCGGCCACGTCCAGCGACGTGGCGCCGGAATAGTCGGACATCACGTTGGAGCGGGGAAAGATCGGCCCGAGGATCGGGATGCAGGCCACGCCGTTGCGGATGGTGGTCCGGCGGGCGCCGTCCAAGCGGCTCCCCATGGCGGCGACGGCCTGAAGGTAGCGGGCCTCATGGCCGTCCTCGGCCTTGGCGATGACCTCCGGCGCATCCAGGGCGCGCTCGGCGATCCGCTCAATGACGGCCAGGTAATCGGGCGTGATGGCCCACGGCTGCGCGCGGATCGCGCGCAGGACAGCGGATGGCATGGGGGAGTCTCCTCAGTCCTTCGGCGTGCCGCCGGCGGATTTCGGCCGTTCGGTGCCGGCCACGTAGAAGTTGAGCGGCCACAGGTAGGCCGTGCCGGCGGCGCCGCCGATGGCGTTGCGGTTCTCGGCGGCGCGGATCTCGTCCACGTTCAGCGCGCCCAGCTCGCGGGCGGCCTTGTAGGCCTCCCAGCGGCTCTTGCTGTCGCCCTTCAGCAGCGCGTCGGGGAGGAACTCGTAGAAGCAGCCCTGTTCGGCAAAGGCCAGGGTCGCCGCCTCCGCCACCCGCGTGTAGTGGGGCATCATGTGGTAGATCACGAACTCCAGGCTTTGGTGCTCGATGTTGTTGTTGGTCGAGCGCGACAGCTCGAACAGCAGGTGCGGCGGGACGCCCAGCGCCCGCGCCACCTCGGACACCTGGAAGATCCGGGTTTCGAGGTGCTGCGCCTTCTCGTTGTCGTGGCTGAGAAAGGTCGGCTTGAGGTCCTGGTCCAGCACCGCCGTGCCGTGGGCGCGCGCGGCGCCGGCGAAGCGGTCCTCCCAATCCGCCTTGATCTCCTGCTTCGCCTCGCGCGGGATCTTGTTGGGCGAGGTGAGGACGACGTTGGGCTTGGCGTCGTTGGCCCAGAAGCGGTTGGCGTACTCGGTGGTGGCCAGGGCGCCGCCCAGCACCTCGCGCATGTAGGTGATCGGGTCGATGCCGGTCAGGCCGTCGCGGGTGAACCCCGGAATGTGCCAAACCTGATCGGCGCTGAAGCGGTCGCGCGTGCCGTCGGGCAGCGTGGCGTCGTAGAAGGGTTCAATCCCGGTCTGCCGGTCGAAGTGGAAGTTGACCCCCAGGCCGCGCGGATCGAGGCGGGTCAGAACGGTGGGGTCCTGGCGGTAGTCGCGCGAAATGAAGCCGGCGAAGCGGCCGGCCAGGCAGATGTCCGCCAGCAACAGCTCCTTGAAGGCGAACGGCGTCTGGAAGCCGTTGGGGCGGTCGTGGAACAGGGTGTAGCGCGGGGACCCGGTGGCCCGCTCCTTTCCACCGTTGCCCGTGCGGCGGTAATAGACCAGCGGCGTCATGGCGAAGACGCCGGTCAGCACGCGCAGGGCCTGCATCACCGCCGACAGCGAGAGGGCCAACCCTTCGTTCACCCGCACCCCGGCGCTCGACGCCCGGCCGTAGCTCGTCACCAGCCAGGCCTCCGGGGTCTGCACCCCGGACGGCGTGTCCTCACCGGTCGGTCCGCCGCTGACGGTCGGTTCGATGCGCGCCGCCGGCGCCCTGGCGCCGCGCAGTCTGTCGAAGAGGCCCATCACATCCCCGTATATTCGAAGTCGTCGTCGGCCTCTTCGCGCGCCATGGCGCGGCCCAGAGCCGAAATCAGCGCCACCGGCCCGTCGATCTTCTTGGCCGGCTTTTCCTTGTCGGGATAGACGTTGTCTTTCTTGTCGGGCTTGGCGACGACGTTGGACATCATCCACGTCATCACCGGGCACCCGGCGTGTTCCAGCTTGCCGTCCCGGATCAGCGCGTCGAGCTGCTTCATCGGTTCGGAGAAGGTCAGCACCAGCGGCCGGTACTCGATCATCGGCAAGCCACGCTTCACCAGCCGGTTGACCAGCATGGTGGCCTGGTGCGGATCGTAGGCCACATCCAGCACCTCGAAGCGGTCGGCCAGATCGAGGATGTCCTCTTCGATGACCTCGTAGTCCGTCACGTTGCCGTCCGTCACCTTCAGCAGCCCGGCGTCCCGCCACGCTTGGTAGCGTTCGTTTTCCGGCAGATCGACGGTGGCTTCGGGCAGGTAGTGGTAGCCGAAGGTGGCCCAGGTCCCGCCCTCTTCCAGCGGCGGGAACAGGATCTCCAGGGCGGCGATGTCCACCTTGCTCGCCAGGTCCAGGCCCAGGCGGCACGGGCGGCCGAGGAAGTCGTCCAGCGTCAGCCCCGGCCGCGCCCCGGCCATCCAAGCTTTCATGTCGAAGAAGCCGGAGCGGGCGTTCACCCACAGGTTCAGGTGCTTCGTCAGGAAGCGCCCGCGTGCGCGGGTGCTGTTGACCGCCTCGCGTTGCCGGGCCGCCAGGAAATCGGCCGCGACGCTCACCCCGATGTTCGGGTTGGCCTTGGCCAAGGCGCCGGGCCTGGCCCAATCGTCGTCCTTGTCCAAGGTGTAGACGATCCCGAACTTCTCCTCGTCCGGCGTCACACCGTCCAGGATCTTGATGAGGTCGCCGCGCAGCTCGTAGCACGGCCCGCCGATGTCAAAACCGGCCGTGGTGATGACCAGGCTGAGGGGCTGCTCACGCGCCCCCATGCCGGTCACCATGGTGTCGAACTGCGATGAGGTGTCGTGCTCGTGGTACTCGTCCGTGATGGCGCAGCTCGGGCTGGCCCCGTCGCCGGGGTTGCCGATCACCGTCTCGAAGCGGGAGCCGTTGGCGACGACGTGCAGGTTGGCGGCGTTGACCTGGATGCCAAAGCGCTTGCGAAGCTTCGGGGTCTGAAGGCAGATCAGCCGGGCCGGCCGGAAGACCTCGAGGGCCTGCTTCTCCGTCGTGGCGCCGGCGTAGACCTCCGCCCCGTATTCGCCATCCGCGGCGAACATATAGAGGCCGATCCCCGACGCCAGGGCGCTCTTGCCGTTCTTGCGCGGCACCTCGATGTAGGCCAGGCGGAAACGCCGGAAACCATCGGCCTTGCGGACCCACCCGAAGACGACGCACAGGATGAACACCTGCCACGGCGCCAGCGTGATGAGGTGGGCGCGGGGGTTGGCCGGGTCCTTCTTCGCCCATTTGCCCTTGGTGTGGGGCAGCAGCTCGATGAAGCGGCACACCCGGCCGGCTTTGGCCACGTCGAAACGGTAGGGCCAGTCTCCCTTGCTGAGTTCCAGATCATCCAGGTGCCGACGGCACGCGGCGATCACGTAGGCGCACGCCGGGATGCGGTGGTTGACCACATCGCGGGCGTAGCGGTTGGCGGTGTCGACGAAGGCCTGGTCCGCCGCGGCGATCTTGTCGGCCGCGTCGCCGCTGGAGCGCGCGGCGGCCATCAGAAGCCCTCGTACTCGTCCTCTTCCTGCTCACCGGAAGCGGCGGCGGACACGCGCGAACGGTCGGCCGGGGTGAGTCCGAAGCGGGCCAGCCACATGCACAGGCGCCGGTCGGCGTCGGCCACCATGGCGACCTCCGGGCGGGCGCGCAGCATCTTCCCGTTCTTGCCTTCGGTGACGTAGGTCAGGTCACCGGCGGCGGCGATCAGGTCCTCGCCGTCGCTGACGCCACGGTCGAGCGCATGGCGGGCGCGCAGCAGGTCAGCGTAGGTCTCGCACAGCGCCTCCAGCGCCGGCGCGTCCGCCGCAGTCAGCACGCCCATCTCTTCGAGCATGCCGGCGATGCCCGGCCAGACTTTCCGGGCCATCGCCGATGCATGCGGCGGCGGCAGCGGCACGCCCGGCTGGAGCCGGGGTTCGCGCTCGTTGGTGCGGCACGGCTGAAGCGTGCCGGCCAGCTCCTTGAGCGCGGTCGGTTTGCGAGGTCGCGGCATGGCGGTCTTCCCACCGGGTGCTTTTTTCCCCCGGTTTTGCACGCGGAAAAATCTGGGGAGGCACAACGGTCCCCCGGTCGAGGGGCGCCGGGGATCGGACCCCCCACCCCCCGGCCGGGTCAGGCCCTGGCCCGGCCGAACCCGCCGTCTTCGCGCGCGGTCTTCCGGTCGTGGCAGGGCTTGGCCATGCTGCGCAGGTTGGCCGGGTCGAAGAAGAGATCCTCGTCGCCGCGGTGCGGGCGGATGTGATCCACCACCGTGGCCGGGGTGATGCGGCGGCGGCCTTCGCCGCAGGCCTCGCACTGGCACAGCGGGTGCGCCGCCAACTGCGCGGCCCGGAGCGTGCGCCACCGCGCCGTTTTGTAAAGGGCACGGGCAGGGTTGTCCCGCCGGCGCCGGTCGGTCTCACGGCCAAGCTGCCGGGTTTGCTCGCGCTGGGCGACGGCCGGGGGGCGCCAGCCGGGCGGGCGGTGCAGGGGAGGGGCCTTGGGCATGGTCAGACCTCAGGGGATTTGCCGGCGCCAAACCGTTCACCGGTGAACGGTTTGGCCGCGCTCCGGCGGTGCTGGAACCGGTCCCAATAGTCCCACACCAGCCAGAGGGCGCGGCCGACGGCGACGAAGACGGCGCACCAAAAGGCCAGTTCGCCGGCGAAGCCGTGCAGGGCGGAGATCCACCAGGGCATGGTGATGGCCGGAGCTACGGCCACGGCGTCGGTGATGGTGCGCTCCATGGCGCCCTCCGGAAGACGGTCAAGGGTCATGCGGCGAGATCCGCGTTCAACTCGGCGAGGCGCTTCCAGCCTGCATCGAAATACCGCTGCTCACGCTCCACCCCGAAGAAGCGGCGCCCGCGCTTCACCGCGGCGGCCCCGGTCGAACAGGAACCGAAGAAGGGGTCGACCACCAGCCCGCCCGCCGGGCAGGTGGCCTCGATCAGTTCGCCCAGCAGGGCCTCCGGCTTCTCGGTCGGGTGGAGGCCGAAGCGCACCGGCGGGTAGCCCAGCACGTTGGGTGTGCGGTGGTTCAGCGGCTCACGGCCGACACCCTTGGTGAAGTGCAGGATAAGCTCGTGCCGGTTCCGGAAGTGCCGGCCCATGCCGAGGTGCACCTTGTCCCACACCAGCAGGCCGGCGCGCCGGAGGTCGGCGCTTTCGATGGTGTCGGCGGCCTCGCCCCGCAGGGCCAGGTCGCGCAGTTCGTCCGTCTCCACCGCGTCGGCCAGGCTGTCCATCATGCGCCAGTCGATGAAGCACAGGAGGTGCCCGCCCGGCACCAGGATGCGCTGCCATTCGAGCGCGCACTGGCGGATCAGCGACATGAACCCGCGGGTGCTGAGGCTGTCCGAGCCGAACCACCGGTCTCGTCCACCCTCCTTCGTGCCGCGGGTCATCGTCTTGTTGTAGGCGGTCTTGCCGGCCTCGCGGGTGGCGCCGCTGGAATAGGGCACGTCGGTCAGCACCAAGTCGACCGAAGCGTCCTCGAGGCCCTGCATCCGCTCGATGCAGTCCCCCAGCGCCAGCGTGGCGCCGCCAATCGTCACGGTGTAGGGCAT